GCCCCGGCTCCGCAAGCCGACTCCAATGATGCGAATGAACCGGCAGCAGCAGACCCAAACGCAGACGTAAGCCTTGCGGAAGGTGAAGAAGGCGAAGAGGGCCAGCAGGCAGAACCCGAAGCATGGATGACCGGCGACGACCAGGAATCGCCAGGTGCACAGAAGAAGTTCACCGACAAGGATATCGGAGCGGCTAAAGCCGGTCTCCGGGCCAAGTTGGAGAAACAGCACCAAACTGAGCTGGACCAGATGCGCGCACAGCTGGAAGAACTGCGCAGCAAGTCCGTAGTGCAGCATCCGGCAAGCAAGCCGAAGCGTGAGCAGTTTTACGACCAGGACGACCCGGACGAAGCCTATATGGACGCCCTGGCTGACTGGAAAGTCAGCGAACGTCTCGCGCATCAGCAGGCCGGCAATCAGCAATACGAAGCGCAGCGTAAGCAGCTGGAAGCACAGCAGAGGATCAGTTCTAACGTTGATCAGCATTACGAGCGAGCCGCAGTTCTGGCAGCAGCAAGCGGGATTACCCCCGAGCTGTACCAGTCCGCAGATCTCCGCGTTCGAAGCGCCATCGAGGGTGTATTCCCTGGCGGCGGCGGCGAGACTGTCACGAACGCATTGATCGCAAGCCTGGGGGAAGGTTCGGAAAAGGTGTTTTACAAGCTGGGCGTGAGCCCCAAGAGCCTTGCCGAACTTACCTCCAAGCTGGCCCAGGATCCGAGCGGTATTCAGGCCTCGATTTATCTTGGTCGACTGTCCGCCGAGCTGACAACACCAACACGCAAGCGAAGCAACACCCCGGCACCGGCCACGAATGTCCAAGGCGATGCGAACACTACCGACCTGAGCCGCGCCTTGCAGCGCCGGTACCAGGAAGCGCACAAGCGCGGTGACACGCAGGCAGCCTACGACATTCGCACCGAGGCAAAGGCTAAAAAAATCAACGTCAACTCTTGGTAAGGAATTTCAACGATGGCAACTCTGACAGCAGGCAAGATCGCTGAAGTCATGTTCGATAAGGCTCTGGAAACCTATGAGCATCAAGACATGCTTCTGCCGACCACAACATTCATGGAGCCCGACTCGGGCGACATGCAAAACTCCGGAAACACCATCTGGCGCCCAGTGCAACAGCACCGACCGGTCCTCAGCGGCTGGGATTTGACCGGTCAAGAGCAGGGCATTATCGAGGAAACCTACGCGGCTTACCTCGGCGTACCCAACGGCGACCTGGTAAGCCTTCGCGCCGACGACATGCGCGACATGCGTTTCTGGGAGCGTGCTGGTGAAACTGCTGGTCGCCAACAGGCTACGCAGTTGAACAAGGACATCGCCACATCAATCGCAACCCAGGGCGGCATGTACATCCGCTCAAACGCCGCAAGCGGTTACGACTTCATCGCTGAAGGCCAAGCGCTGATGAACGAGCGTCAAGGCGCCAAGTCCGAACGCATGTTCATCCTGAACGACCGCGACAATCTGAAGTATGCCAAGGACCTGGCTGCACGCCAGACCCTACAAGGTCGTCCAGAAAGCACCTGGGCAAACGGCCAGATCGGCCAAAACGTTGCCGAGTTCGACGTCTATACCGCTTCGTTCCTGCCGAACCTGATCGGCGGCGCTGACCCAGCAACTACCGTCACCGCAAACCAATCCTTTGCTCCTACCGCGGGCACCGTGAACGCCGTCAACAACACCGTTACCAACGTCGATTACCGCTATGCGACCATTGCTGTCACGGCCTCGGCGTCGTACAACATCGGTGACAAGGTGACTATCGCGAACGGCGGCACGACCATCAAGGCAATCGGTCTGGCGGACAAGTCGAGCACCGGTATCGCTATGACGTTCACGATCACCGGCAAGCCAAGCGGCACATCGCTCCAGATCTCTCCGAAGCCGATTGCTCTCGATGACCCAGCCCTGAGCGTTCTGGAAAAGTCGTACGCAAACGTCGATACCCGCATCCTGAATGCGGCTACCGTCAACCGCGTGAACATCGATGCGTCGAAGAAGGCCAACCTGTTCTACGACAAGGACGCCGTGGAAGTACTGGGCGGAACCATCCCTGCCGAGCTGTTCAAGTCGTTCGACGGCCTGAAGGTCATCAACAAGACCCTGAAAAACGGTCTGAAAATGTACATGATCTACGACGCCAACATGATCAACATGCAGCTGCGCTTCCGGCTGTTCGTCTGGTATGGGATCACCATCAAAGATCCGTCTCGCTGCGGCGTGGCCACATCCTTCTAAGAAGGCGGCGTAGCATTGAGGGGCCGAAAGGCCCCTTTCTTTTATCAAGAGGATTTATCCCATGGCTTGCATTGTTTATCGCGAAGGTACTGGCACCGTTGAACACGGGATCGAGTGCGAATCCACTACTTGCGAGATTGGCGAGCTTCATTCGCTGCTTTCTGCTGGCTGGCTTCCGGCGCCTCCTGGCTATGTTTCTCCCGATCATGCATCGGAGGCGGAAGGCGGCGGCGAAGATGAGGGTGCCGATACCGGCGAAATCGAATATCTGATGGAAGAAATCGAAGGCTTGCGCAAAGAGCTGGATCTTCGCATCAGCATCGAAGCCAACCTAAACTCAACTATCGAGCAGCTGAACAGCGACATTGCTACTGCGCGCCAGATCGAAGATCGCCTGAATGCTGAAGTAAGCAAGTTGAGCAAGGCTGTCAAGGCTCTGGAAGAAGACCAGGAAGACCAGGAAGGCGAAGGCCTGCACCCTGTTCGGGCCGCTGGCCGCGATGCTGGCATCGAAGGTTGGGAAAGCATGCATCTTTCCTCCCTGAAAAAAGCCCTCAAAGAGCAGGAGGCGTAAATGAGCCAGCTCAAGGTCGATAGCATCAATGCCGCCTATAACAAGCTCCGAATCTCGGGGCAGACGGTAGACCCAACTCCTGAAGACCTTGAGCTTGCCCTGTCAGAGCTTGAGAACATGATGTGCGAGATCGCCTCCCGCGGTGTTGAAGTCGGCTACAACTTCGAAGAACAGCCGGACCCAAACAGCGACCTGAATGTTCCCCAGGCATTCTGGAACATGATCGCGACCAACCTGGCCATCCGGCTCATTCCTAACTTCAACAAAGAGGTATCGCCAGCACTGTATGCCCAGGCCTCTCAATCGATGTCGCAGGCGTCGGGGATCTGTTCTCGCAACCGACTTCAGCAAGTTATCTATCCATCGCGTCAGCCGGTCGGCAGTGGCAATCGTCGATTCTCGCGCTGGCAGCGCTTTTACAACAATCTCAATCGTATTCCGCCAAACGAGGTTGGAACGCTATTCATCATGCAGGGCGAAACGAACGACTTCGAACAGTCCTTTGCCGCTTATCTGCGTACCGATGAATACATCAGCCTTTTCGAAGTGACCTGTGACACGGGATTGATGGTGATCAGCAGCACCCTGCTTGGTGCAGTTATCACTTTCCGCCTGAATGCTCCGATTGAGGTTTCGACTGGGTTCTGGCAGCAGGTGAAAATCAAGATCACTACCACCACGGGGCGTGTAGAAATTCTGATCCTTAATGTCCAGGTGAACCCAAACATCATCGTTGGAACCAGCGGAGCTTGACATGCCTTCTCAGCAGATTCCGATTACGCTCATCAAGGGCGACAAGATCAGCGACCAAACCGATTACCTGGATGCTCTCCCAGAGAACATGTACGCGGTGCCAAAGCCGATCATGGGGGCCGCTGGCTTCATGATCCAGCACTCTGGGCTGACAGAATACGGAACCGGCAGCGGTCCAGACCGCGGCGGCGTGTGGAATGAGAGGCTGCAACAGCATTTCCGCGTCTCCTACACGCAGTTTATCGTAGTCAATGAAGACGGCTCAAATCAGCGCTTCGGAAACATCCCAGGGCTTGAACAGGTGTCGATGCCATATTCGTTCAATACCCAGGCAGTTATCGGCGGCGGCGCATTCTGGCTCTACGACCCTGTAAATGGGTTTCGTCAGGTTCTTGACCCTGATATCAAGACCCCTATTGATGGCACATGGATCGATGGCTATTACTTCCTTACCGATGGGACTTATCTGTATCACACCACGTTGGCGAATGAGGAGGTATTCGATCCATTAGCTTTTGCAACCGCAGAATTCTCGCCAGATCCAACCCTTGGCGTGGGAAAGACCGCCGATGACAAAGTTATCGTGTTCGGGCGCTATACCACTGAGTTTTTCTCTAACGTGGCGTCACAGAATTTCGCTTTCAGCCGTATCCAAGCACGGGCCCTAAAGATCGGAATCGTGGCTACGCATGCGAAGTGTGAACTGAATCAGAGCTGGTACTTCGTCGGCAGCCGAAAGGAAGCTGACTTGGGAATTCATGTCCTCGGCGTTGGCTCTACGCAGCAAATCTCAACCAGGGCAGTAGACCGGGTTCTTTCTCAGTACACAGAGCCCGAGCTGATTGACATGTCCATGGAGGCTTTGATTTTTGACAACCTGGCATTCGTCTATGTCCATTTGCCAAATGAGACGCTGCTTTTCAATCAGACAGTCGCATCTTCATCTGGCATCGAAAACGCCTGGTCAATCCTCAAACGCGGGACTGGATCGTTGCCGTGGCGCGGTATCAATAGCGTGTTCGATCCGAGGCTCGGGAAATGGGTATTCGGTGACAAGATTGATTTGCGCCTGGGTATTCTCGACCCAACATCTGTTGATCAATACGGGGAGATGTCGGAGTGGGTACTTTACACACCGTTTCTATACCTGGAAGGCATGAGCATCGATAGCTTGAGCATCGACACGATGCCAGGGCACTCGCCAAGTGATGATGCCACCCTGTTTGTATCGCTGACATACGACGGTGTGACGTATGGGCGAGAGGCTACCGCTCTCTATGGGCGTCCAGGCTCATACAACCAGCGCTATATTGTGTACCGAATGGGATATGTGCGGAACTGGGTAGGATTCAAGCTTCGCGGCGCATCACGCGCAAAAATGGCATTCGGTCGGGGGTATTTGCAAATTGGCTAGCAACGAACTTTCACTGGATCTTTCGGCGTCAGACGTAGCCGCATTCACTGGATGGCCGGATGCGATGGTCAGCGACTACATATCCAGGGGCGCAGATTACATGCTTATAGGCTCGGGAGATCCGAATGCATCAGCCACGCCGGCTAACCGAACTCGTCA